AAATTTGTTGAGTTTCCCAAAGCAACAGAACCAGCAGATGGAACAACAGCATCTTTACCAATAGCAACACTATTATTTAGATTAGCATTTGAGTTTTTTCCAATTGCGATTGAATTTGTTCCCGTTCCAGTTGCTCCATTTCCCAGAACAAGATTTTCCAAAGTAAAATCGCTAAATGTCTGTAATCTCGTTTCTATTGGGAATTGGACGAATTGTGATGATGAAACAGAACTCTCGCCTTGTGTTATGAAATAGTTTGGATTGTATATCGGCACATTTACTATTGGTGGTTGAAAATCCGTCATATATTATACAAACATATTATTCTAAAACATTATTACTTGTAATTTACTATTTGGACCTCCAGTATAACTTGATGGATAGTATTGCTGTATTACGAAATTATCATTTGGGGACATTATTATCCAAGCACTAACATTCACCGTATTCATAGGTGAGGAAGTTGGAACTGAATAATCACTCCGTCTCGCACTTTCCGTGCTTTCCGTAGCAAAGCGTCGTCCGCCAACAGTTGTAATCCACGCCATTATTCTATTTGCTGTTCCACCACTCGGGATATTTATCTCTACCGTCGCCGTAATAAACACAAGCAAATCACGCCCACTAACATTTTCAAAATAAGAGGGGGTATTTTGTCGTAAATTTGGATTTTGACTTACTAATCCACTTATAGGAGTAAATCTAACATTAGAAGTCCCAGATTGAGTTGTTAATATTGACGGTATTGCTTCTATGTAATTATTGAATTGACTTATAGAAAATCCGTTCAAGTGTAATCTTTGTGCCGAGAATGATGGGGTTGCTTTCCCAATACTAAACTCATTATCAGCAGAGCAAGCGCTATATAGAGCAACAGCATTATTATAGGTTGATGTTGTTCCTTTTATTGCTACAATTTCACTTCCAGTTCCACTTGCCCCGTTCCCTAAAATAACATTATCATTTGTAATAATAATATTTTCAAATGCTTCTGTTCTACTTTCAAAAGGACTTGCTACATACTTGCTTGTGTCTATTGATGACGATGGTGTGAAATAAATCTTATTGAATATCGGCACATTATAAGTTGGAGGGGGATATGGTTTCGCCATTTATATTAAACAAAGATATTAATTTAGCATTTTTTTTATCTCCGTATAATATATTGATATGTCTCTACCAAACCCATACTTGAAACTTCCCGCTAAATATAAGCAACAGACAGATAATCCTAACTTTGATAAACACGGGATAGACCTCCATTTTAGAATGGTCGTATCAGCACCTTCGGGTTCGGGTAAAACTTCTTTTGTTTATAACTTGCTCCATATCTGCGATAATACATTTGATAAAATCCATATTATTACTGCTAATAAAAATGAACCACTATACGAACATTTGGAAGAAAAATCAAAAGGTCGTATTATAATTACAGAGGGACTATCATCAATACCAGATATGGACGAGTTCAAAAAAGACCACCAATATATCGTTATTTTTGATGATTTGGTTAATAAGAAAGACCAATCAAAAATTATCAACTACTTTATAAGATGTCGTAAGAAGAACTGCTCGGCAATCTATATTACGCAGAGTTGGTATGATGTCCCGCCAATTATTCGTAAAAACGCCAACTACGCTGTTTTCTTGAAGGGTGGTGGTGTCCGTGAGATGAAAATGATACTCCGTGATTTTAGTATGGATAATATTGATATTTTAAAGAATATGATGGATTACGCAACACGAGATAAGTTTCAAGTTCTAATGGTTCATAGAGAAGAGCAAGACCCTACTAAAAAGTTTAGGAAAGGATTTCTTGAATGCCTTGACCCGAAAGACTTCGCTTTTCCAAAATAGACAGATGTTTAGCAGACTTTTCGTGTCGTGCTTTTCCACTATTACCAACAATACAACCACATACACAAGTTATTTTTCGGTTATGTTTTTCGTAATATTGTTCTTTGTTTGCTTCACGATATTTTTTGAAATATTCTTTGTTTTTTTCTTTGTTTAATTCACGCCATTCTTTGGATATTTTATTAAATCGCTCTTTATTTGCTTCATAGCGTTTTCTACCTTTCTCCCTTTCTCGTTCTATATTTACTTCACGCCATTCTTTGGATTTTTTATTATGATAATCTTTATTATTTTCATAATATCCGTGTCTTGCTTCTTGATGTGTTTCGTAAATATTTGGGGATTTGTTATTCAAACTTGATTGAAGTTCAATCATAAAATAGTTCTCACGCCTTCCAAGTTCCAGTTCTGTTTCACACGGATAGTATTCTATTAACACCATATCCCAATTAAACCACCCACCATTCTCACGAATGAACTTATAGACGGGATAGTTATATCCTTTACTTGTTTCTTTATTACAACAACTTTTATGAGTTCTTTTACGCTGTGTAAAATTAGTAGTTGAACCAACATATATATCTTTTATAGTTGTATCCTTACAACACATTTTATAAATTAATCCTTTTGAGTAATCTTTTGGTCTTCTCGGCATATCTTATAACATACTATAACATATTCCCTTTAAACCATTTCAATTTTTTAATTTATTTTATACACTTATATATATGCCTACAAACAAAGAAAAGTTTAATAAGTTTTTTGGTTTTTCATTAGACCAGTCCCATAGTATTAAAGAATTAGCAGATACATCGGGTATTCCTTTAAGAATATTGAAACAAGTTGAAAAGAGAGGAGCGGGAGCATACGAAACAAACCCAGAGAGTGTAAGATTGAAAGGTTCATTCAAAAAAGACCCAACAGTAAAAGATATGAGTAAGAAATTATCACAAGAAATGTGGGCGATTGCTCGGGTTTATGGGTTTATTATGTTAAATCCCAAACAGATTGATATAGGAAAACCCGATAGAGATTTATTTGAAAAAGTATTGAAGAATGATGAGAAGTAATTTTAAACAAAATATTAAGAACCCATACACAAGTCAAATTGTATGTTAGTTGTTGGTGTTATCATTTCCAAGAACAGATGATTACACTCGGGGTGAAAATCTTGGCGTATTAGTTCATTCAACACATATCTATATGTTATCCTATCGCCTTTTATTTCATAGAACTCTTGGTTAGGTCTTCCCATTCCATCATAACAATAGCAAGTTAGATGATTAGATAGAAAAATATGTTTCTCTTCTGTTAGTAGGTCGTCTAATATTGGAAGGAAATCGTGGTCTATATTGAACCGAGCATCTTTAAACAATTCGTATATAATTAATTCGTTTTTAGCGAACTCTAATCCTTCATCATCTCCCGTTGCTTTGTAAAACATAATATCTTGTTTCATAGACTTAACCCATTTATCTTCCATTATACATATATATTTGTTGTATCTTTATATCATCTTGATATAAATATGTTTATTTATTATTACCTAAATACCAATCAGTATGTTTTTTTGAATTTAAATGTGTGCTTTTATGCTGTTGTGAAATAACACTTCCACAACCACAAGTGAGTTTTTTTGTTCGCCATTCAAGTTGCTTTCCAGTTTTTCTTTGCTGTGATATTTTTTCGCTATTTTTTTGTTTATATAATCTTCTTTTTTCACGCCATTCTTCCGCTTTCTTTACAATATCTTCAACAGTATCCATCTTATATGTATGTATATGGGATAGTTTCTATATTGTTTTTATTGGGATAGTTATAAGAGTTTTTGGGACCCTTGGGATACTTAGAGGGTAGAAATCCCTTATAGAAATATTTTTTTTTTTTTTATTTTTTTTTTTTTTATTTTTTGAAAACACTAAAAAAGTATCCCAAGGGTCCCAGAGGTCCCAGATATACATTTTATTATTAATTTTTATTCTATTCTAATATATTTTGTAATGATAAACAGTAAGGGAATGTAAAATAATGTAAAAAACGACATTAATGAGTGTTTTTCAAACACTCCCAAATTCTTACTAAACACTCCCGTTGCCTTACTGAAAATAATATTTACAAAAACAACCCCTCCCATCACAGCATAACAAGTAATAAATATATATTCAAAAATAACATATATTTATATTGAAGTGTAAAATACTATTAATCACTATCACTATCACTATCACTATTACTATCCAAATGAGATGTAATCAAACACTCACCGCCTTTCTCAATAATACCTTGTTGTTCCAAATATTCAATCATTTTGATATTATCAAGAACATAACAAATAACACTACTCTTCTTCTTAACAATAAACTTGTAAGGTTTTTCGGCATCTAACTCATTAACTCCGTCCCAAACATAATGTTTCAAATGAGTTCCAAATAGAGTGTTATTCCAATCAGCAGACTTGTAATTCCAATCGCTTCTAAACTTTTTGAAGAAGTCATAAAACTTGGACGATTTGAAGACAGAACATTTATCAATAACAGTTGGGGAATATCCGTCGTATGTCGCACCATAATAGAAATATTTATTGTTGAGATATTCAAAGAACCTCACTAATGGTGGAAGAGAATGTTCTTTGAGTGTGTTGTAGTATTCAGTTCTAACACGAGTGTTAATCCAGTCCTTATCTTCTACATTTCTATTCAAGAGAAACTGGAAGAAAGGAGCGATAAATGATTTACCAACATATTCCCCGTGTTTATCCTTTCCATATATATCTTTGTATAATTTATCAAAATACACTCTATCATTACAAATGGCGTTATTTGCTTCTGTCGCAGTCAAACGGCGGTCTTCACTATCAACTGAAAATGAAATAGTATTGTTAGTCAATAGCATATAATTAGTGTAATCCTTCTCCTTACGCATCTTCTCATTCTTCTCGTTGATTACATTCACTACATTTGTGATAAGAGATTTGAACTTTTCTTTATTGGAAATACTCTCTTTGAGTTCAAACTCGTTCAATACAACCAGCAACTTACACGATAATAGAGCGTTGAAGTTCTCTAATTGGTTAAGACCTTGTATATTCAAGTAGTATTTTGACCCGAGCATTTCATTACCGAACCAATCAAAGAAACTGTCTTTTCCCGCACCTTGTAAGGACTTGAAGATACAAGCAATATTATTCTTTGTTGATGGAAACTGGATTTTGAACGCCAACATATCAAGGAAATATTCGTAGAACTCGGCACAACCACATAAGTCTTTAATATGTTGAAGAAGAAGACCAATCCCTTCGTCATTATCCTCTGCCTCTCGTCTATTGTTTCCCATTTTTTTCCAATCCAGATAATAGTTCATCGCATTAAACCCTCTAAACTGATTGTAGATGTCGTCTGGTGTATAGTCTTCCAAACAATAGGGTCTAAAATCAACTCTCTCGTATTCTAACAATTCAGTATCTTTTCTCCAATCCTTAACGAACTCTCTATCCTCTGTTTTCCAAGTGCCTTCTCCATCATCGTCTTTTGGTGGGACATACTCATATTTCGTCCAAAACAAATTTTCATATACAACATTTAATTCTGCTGGTGTTCTATAAACAAGTTCCTCTTGTCCTTCAATATCAATAATTTCACAAAATGCTACTGGATTACGCACTTTGAAATTACTTTCTTCAAAAGCGGTTTTAAGGTCGCTGTAAGATGTAGTGAGATTTAACTCTCCAATATCAAATATGGCGTTGAACTTTTCTGCGTCGTCTTTTTTCGCCCATTTCTTTATTTTGTCCCACGATTTATTCTTATCAACCTTTTTCACTTTGAAGACTTCCATAGTAGTCCATTTTTCCAGTAGTGTTTCAAGGTCATAATTAGGATAAAACATTTCACCATTTTCGTCTTTCAACTGGGAGAAGTGTTTAAAACAATCCTTTCCTTCTTTTTCATTACCTTTATTGGTAAAGTGGTTTTTCAACATACACCCCATCTCAAACCACGAACTATAATTTCCTACTCTCTGTTTATCAAAACACTCACACATACGAAGAAAAACCTTACCAGATTGAGAACTAATCTCATCTAATTCGTCTTGGACTTCTTCAATCTTGTCTTCAATATTCTTTTTTGTTTCAGTTTTCTTTTTATTGACCCGAGATTTCGTATCATTTTTTAACTTATAATAAACCACTTCATTATCGTCAAAGTATTTTACGATTTTATTTGTGATTGTTCCCAGTTCTCCGTCAATATGAATTTCATAGGAATATATTTCATATGTTTCGTGATGTTTATATTCTGTTGGATAGGACACAAGCATACCACCTTCACTACGAAAATCAATCTTGAACTCGTCTTTCTCGTGTGTGTCGTTAGAACACGAATGATTAAACCTCTTATCATATTTAAATAAGATGTGAAATCCCTTTTTTGTTTTCTGTGTGAAATAACCAGCACATTCGGGGTTGTGTTCTATAAAAGCGTCATATGAAACTTGTGTATCAAAATCAATACCGATGTATCCAGCGTCTTTTCCAGTAAGGATATAGAATGAACTGTGGTCGTTCCCATAGTTATCTTTTCCAATATGTTCTTTATAATTTTTACTGTTGATATGTTTCCATTTACCAGTTCCTAATATTTTTTTCATATTACCATCATCGTCAAGTTGGGTTTTAATTCTATATCCTCCAAAACCAATAAGAGAGTGTTTCTCTAAATGTTCGGTGAAAATCTCTGGTTGCGTTTTTGGGAGTTCTACTAAACAAGGCATCGTATATATATACAATAGATATTAATCTTATCTTTATATCTTTTTTATAAAAAACTAAATCAATTTTTTATAAAAATATTTCATTCATATCACTTTTTCCTAAATATCCTCCTCTTTCTTTTTCTTTGAAGATAATCCTCTTCCATCGGTAATTAGTTTTTTGATTTTGATGTTGTGTTTATTCAATAAAAAAGTATTCACCACACCTTCGTCAAGTGTATCCATAAGTTCTTTGATACGAACGATAGTATGAAGATTACTCTTAAATGTTGTTTGTGTATGTTCGTCTATTTCGTATTGTTTCTTAATTAGTCCGTTAAGACGGCACATTTTCATTTGTTTTGCTTTGTTTTCCTTACGATAATAAGTATTCATATATTCTTTATGATACTGACGAGTATGCTCTTTACGCTCTTCAATAGTCTTCTTTTGTTTGGTTTCTTCCATTATGCTATATATATACATAGGATAATATTTATATCATTTTTACTAAATAATTAATGTTTAAACTAATTTTCATCTTCACTATCACTCATCATTTGTATTTCGTAATTCGCTTGTTCCACATCTTGTCCGCCGAACTTGAAGAATAGATTACAGTATCTAAACCTATGTATATAATTTGCTTCATAGACTAAATCATCTTCATTTCCTCTATACACAACATATCCATTCAATATGGGAATATTAGCATATTCATCATTCACATATTTTCCAGCGTATTTGCCGTGTGCTGTTTTCCAGCAAGGTTTCGTTTCTCCTTTTTTGTTAGTCCATTCGCCTTTTATGGCGTAGTATGGGACTTGAACTGTGAGGTTGAGTTTATCATACGCTTCACGAATACCTTCTTCGCCACCATATTTCATAATGATTTCGTATAGTTGATTTGTTTTATTCGCCCAACACTTTTTTTGGTAATTGAGTTCCGCCTTCTGTTTCATTAGACCCCTTTGTAATTTTTCGTTTGGTTGTATTGGTGCGGGTTCAGTCTCGTTAGTTTCCATTCTAAAAGCGTGTTCCATAGTATATGTTAATATAAGAGTATGTCTTTATATCACTTTTATAAAAAGAATAAAATGAAATCAATTTTTTACAAAATTATTTTATAGATTTCGCCATTATAGCACGATTTTCGTTCTTTCATTAGCATCACTAATGTTCCCAAGTCCTTCAACTTCTATGGGTCTTCTTTTTGTAGGGTCGCTGCTTCTAAAAAAGTGTTTCAAAACCCACTCGTTTTTGAGATGGTGATTACTCTCGGTCAAATCTTCAAAATGTTCGGTGAAGTTCATAGCGTCTGTATGTAGGTCTTTTGAGCGACCCTCATATGAGTTGATATAATGACCGAATGCGAGACAAAACCACCCACAAGCGTTATTCAAAGAACCTTGTATCTGTTTTTTGGAATGTGGTATTTTGAACCCGACAAATTCCTCAACATCACTCGGTGGAGCAACACCATACGGGTCAAGATAGACACCCTCAACATTACCAGACTTATATTTATTCACTTGAAAACAAGTGTAATGTGTTCCATCATTCTTCATTCCATCTGGGTCATACTCATCTTCTAAATTAATAATATAGAACCTATTGTATTTCAACTTCATCTCTGCTAATTGAGATTTGAATACGGGCGGTTCAAGTGGTATATCCATACGCTTTGCTAAACTCATTAATTCTGTGTTAGTCAAACTCATCTTATATAATTAATGGATATTTTATTTTATCTATTTTTCTGCTAAATAACTATAAAGTCTTTTGGTAGGTTCATATTCCAGCATATCCAAACAGTATAAAACATAGAGCGAGTTTTTTCTCCCTCGTATCTTTCAAAGTCATATTTTTCACTTGGAACTATTAGTTGAAAACCACCCTTCTCGTATAGTCGTAAAAAAAAAGCGGTTTGTATTGTTGATGCTGGGAATAACAGCATAAAAGGTTTTTCTAATTCCATTAGTCTAATCATAATCTTTTCTTTTAGTTTTACAATACCGCTAATTTTATAGGGTGGATTATCTATTACACAATCCCCGTGATTGTTCTCCCAAAAATCTTCGTCTTTGTGAATAACATTAAATCCTAATTCTGTTAAATATTTCTCACACATAGGAGCGGTTTTGTTGTAAAAAGGACACCATACAATTTTATCTTTTGGTATATGAGGTAATAATTTAGTCCATATATATTTGGTTGTATTCCAATCATTTTTAGCACCACGCTCTTCAACACCTCTATTTTTATTTCCTCTTAAAAGTTCCGCCATTTATATATCTTTATAAATTAATTACGCTAATATGCGTCATCTTTACTATTAATTTTGTTGTTCTATCAAAATTGGCGTGATAGTATTGATTATCAATTTCCTCATTTCCATATCCTCTAAACTGGAAAGTGATGTGAGGGTTTATATCATTCCCGCTAAAATGAAAACCGTTCCTCACAAAAACACCTATTTTTGGTGTTTCACACATTCCATTAAACCAACCAGAGTTATAGTAAAGATTGTTGAAAGCAATATCTATTATAAGTCTGTCTTCCTCACTTATCTCGGTGGAGTAGGTAATGGAAGTCCATCTTCCATTAGGTTTCCAAATGTTATGTTTGCGAAGACCATTCGGTAAAGTATCAGTCCATAAAGTATCAGTCATTATTAATTCTATCGGGTATTAATGCTGTATATCTCTTTCACGAAAAAGTAAATCAATTTTTTAATTAGTAAAACTGATTATTCCGTTATTTGGGAATTTATACTCTTGGAATGTGAAATAAAATTCATTTCAATTTTATAGAATTTTGGAGACAGTTTTGGAGACAGTTTTGGAGTAAAAAAATACTTAATTATACTAACTACATAACTACCTAACTACAATCAACATAGATTAAATCCACTCATTAGACTTCTCATATAATTCCGCTACTTTTTCATCACTCCAACGATATCCCCATACATACATTAATGCTTGGATATCCCTTCTCAACAACCAGTCGGGGTCTAAACACCACCCATTTTTAATCGCCATTCTACATATTACTAATTCAATCATTTCAAACTTTGTAATCATACGAGTAGTCATTATTATTATTATTTGTATTTTATACTCTTAAAATGTTTATAAACATTCCTTTCAATTTTATAGATTTTGTGTGCCTTTTTCACCTCTAACTACAATCTTTATAATTTTTTTCCGTATCCATAACAGCACATTTTGTAAATATATTTACGATAATCTAAACTTTCTTTACAATAATCTATATATACGCCTTCTTCCTCCTTTCCCTCTCTTACCATATCTCCCGATATATCGTAAGTATTATTCACCAGTTCGTCAAACTTTGCGAGAAGCAATTTGAAGATTTCTTTTTTTGTATTTGGATTGAGTATTGAGGTGTAAATTAATTTCTCTGTTTTTATCACAGATATACAGATAGAAGAGCATAAATCCATTCCTAACCTTTGTTCTTCTCGGTTAATATTACCGATACGCCTATCACACTTATCAATAGCAAGTTTAATTTCTTGTTCTGTAATGTAGATAGTAGTCATTTTGATATTATGTTTGGAATTTATGCTGTATATCTCTTTCACGAAAAAGGAAATCAATTTTTTAATTAGTAAAAACTAATTATTCTGTTATTTGGGAAATTTATGCTCTTGGAATGTGAAATAAAATTCATTTCAATTTTATAGAATTTTGGAGACAGTTTTGGAGACAGTTTTGGAGTAAAAAAAATACTTAATTATACTAACTACATAACTACCTAACTACAAACTAACTACAATCTATCTTTCACTCGCTTCCAGTATTCTTGCTGGAATAACTTTTTCAGCATTACATTTATCACAGCATCTTCCATCTTCACGAATAGGGTCTGGATTGTTTCCAAAACCTTCAACTTCCTCATCACAAATACAGCAGAACTCTATCTCCTCACCTCTATCTAATTTTCTCATAACCCATTTCGCAACATCATCACGATTTTTCTTTTCTTTAAAACAATACACCATACCAGACACCATATAACTCATTAACATAGTCCCAACTGGGTCTGGTGTAGTATAATTTTCTGGTTGAAGGACAAGAATATACCATTCTTTCCCGTCAAAAGTGGTTCTTTTTCTGTTATTGTAATTCATAATTTTCACCTTACCATCTACGGCAAGTGTTCTCCACGCTTTCATTTGTTCGTGGAGTTCATCTTTGTTAAAGACACTTATTCCTTTTTGTTTCAAATGATAAAACCAACAAATATCCTTTGTTGTCTTCTCTTGAAGCATACCGAGATAGTTTCTGGCGATGTCGTTTCTGGTAATGTGGGTCATAATTCTAAAACTTGGGATTTATGTGTATCTGGATTAGTCTTAAAATGAAATCAATTTTTTTCAAAACTGACTATTCTAAAACTGGGGGATTTATGCTCTTGGAATGTGAAATAAAATTCATTTCAATTTTATAGATTTCGCCATAAAATATTACCATATATGGAGTAAAAAAATACTTAATTATACTAAAACCTAACTACAATCTAACTACAATCTATCTATTTTCCTTCAAAACCCGAAAATAGGGGCATTTCTCCAAAACATCACAATTAATATCATTATAAACGCTCTCTGCTCTAACCATAAAACTCCATTTTATTTCATCTTCGTCATCTTCGTCCCGAGTATAATGGTTAAAAACTCTAACACTTACATACCCATTTTTTTCAACTATAAAATTACTCCAACCAACACTCTCTTTATTTTTGGAAAACCAACAATCAAAATTACCATCACTTTTACATTTGGTGAAAATGTATAATTTCTCGCCGAGTTTCCAACCACTCATCTCTTTTATTTTTTCAATCCACATCAAGTTTAAATTTTGTCCTATTTTGGGGTGATACTCGTTTCCCATTAGGTCATCAATCTCTTCATTTTCATAGTCCCACATAATAGACAATCCTAAAACACCTTCATCACAATCTTCATATCCATCAATATCATATTCTATATGTTGATGGATTGTTTCAACTGAAATATCAGTATAAGTGTTCTCTATTAGTTGTAAGGCGTTCATTATTATTATTCTTTGGGATTTATGCTGTATCTGTATTAGTCTTAAAATGAAATCAATTTTTTTAAAAACTGACTTATATTATTCTGTTATTTGGGAATTTATGCTCTTGGAATGTAAAATAAAAAGGCAATCAATTTTATAGAATTTTGGAGACAGTTTTGGAGACAGTTTTGGAGTAAAAAAATACTTATAATACAACTAAAAACCTAACTACCTAACTACCTAACACCTATCATTTAATTCGTAGATACATATTTTCCTAATTTTCTCACGCTCTTTTCCCCACAATTTACAATTGAATAAATACTCTCCTTCGTTCATCTCATCATCTCTTACCAGACTTTCCATTTCTTCCAAAGAATTACATATTAATTCGTCAAACTTGGCGAGAAGCAGTTTGAAGATTTCTTTTTTTGAATTGGGATTGAGTATTGAGGCGAAAATTAGTCTCTCTACTTTAACGAACGCCAATATACCTACACCTAATTTACAATAATAATCCTCTCCTCTCATCTGCTCCATTTTGGAGGTTATAGTTGAGATACGATTATTACATATATCAACACATTTGTTGATATATCTCACATCTTGGGAACATAAAGAAGTCATCTTGATATTGTGTTTGATATTATGTTTGGGATTTATGTGTATCTGTAATAGTCTTAAAATGAAATCAATTTTTTTCAAAAAAAAATACTTATAATACAACTAAAAACCTAACTACAATCTAACTATCTATCTTTCACTCGCTTCCAGTAATCTTGCTGGAATAACTACCATTTGATTACATCTATTACAGCATACTCCATCTTCTTTTATTGGTTGCGGATTGTGTCCCCAACCAATACAAATCTCATTTCCACATACCACACACATCATCTTTTCCTCATCGTCTTCACTATCGTCTTCTTCTTCTTCTTCACTATCGTCTTCTTCTAATTCTAATTCATTCAAATAGTAAAACATATCTTTACTCCATTTCACATCATATTTTTCCTCCATAATTTTATGTTTATCTATAAATACATTAACAAACATAAAACCTTCGTGATTGTTCCTTTCTATCTTCACTTCCAAATGTGAATAATCATCTTTATCTCTTGTATATGGTTCTAACTCATTATAAGTCAGTTCATCGCCAAATATTTTCAAAATGGTAGAGTGTAAAACATCTCCATAATCAGTATTGGTGGTTGATTGCTGTGGTGTTGTATCGGTCATAATTCGTAAAACTGTGGATTTATGCTGTATAGAGATAAACAATAAAATCATTTCAATTTTCTAAATTTCGCCATAAAATCTTACCATATACGAGCATAAAATAATAGATTTTGTGCCTTTTTCAGTATTTTCATTTCTCCATACTTTCCCTAATCATACAAATTTATAAAAATAATTTTTAGTTTTTTATAAATGAAAATAGAATTCTATGTGATAGTATTAAAGATAAATTAAAAATGACTAATTTATTTTACCCAAAAAAGGCACACAAAATCTATAAAATTGAAAGGAATTATTACAAACATTTTAAGAGTATAAATCCCCAGTTTTACTAATTAAAAAATTGATTTACTTTTTCCCAAAAGTGATATAGGCAACACAGACACATTTTATCAATATGAACGCAACTTCCCACTCACCTACGAACACTTGTGAGTATGATTATTATTTGGAGAAGGCGGCAGTAATTAATCAGTTAAATACTGATTACAACACGATTGAAAATGCTAATAATATTTTCAATCGTGTATGTGTGTATGATGAAAAGAGAAAGTGGATGAAGACAAAATACAATTGGGGGGGTGGCGGTTGGAGTATTATTCACGAATGTTTTGATGAACGAGGCACTCCACTACACGACGACAGATATTATTATGTCTTTTCAACCATATTTGGGCGATACGCATTTGGCGGTGAAGATAGAAATTTACAATACTATACAAAAGGTCGTCGTTTTAACGAAGCAATAGAGAAAGAAGGGCGGTGTGGTATAGAAGTTCTTGGTATGAAACCAAAAAGAACAAAAGACGGAAAATATACCTATGAAGGTTTTACTATAAAAGAACTAAAAGAAAGATGTAAAATGAATAAAATAAAAGGATATTCAAAAATGGATAAATGCGAACTTGTGAGTTTATTGATGAAAATCTAATTCCTCTCAACAGTAGGAATATCACTAACCTTCTCTAAAAACTTATACGGAATTTCAACATTCTTAATTACCTTACCATAAGGACACCCTAAAAAATCAGTAATACTATTCTTACCACCTATTAACAACCAACTATTCAAAGTCAATTCCCACATATACAATCCATCTTTATAAGACCATAAAAAGAACACTTGTTTCCCATTTTTTACTCGGGTCATACCTTCACGGATTTTATTATAACCTACGATTGCTGTTGGATATGTGTGTGAATAACAAGTCCTTCCTTTTAACTCAACGGAACAAATATGATTAGTAAAATCAAATGTGGCGTATTTATCTTCACTCCAATTTAATTCACCCCAATCCTCAAACATCTCACAGATAGTTTCTTTGTAATGTCTTTCGTTTGCTAATCCAAACTCCTCTCGTTCTTGAAAACTGCTAAAATTATTCGGTTTCATATAATATAGT